GAGCAAGGAATCAAGATGTTATTATTAGAATAGATTCAAGTGAGATTCCTACATTAACTTCCTCTCAAACACTTACTAATAAAACATTTAATTTAACTAATAATACTTTAACTGGTACTATAGGTCAATTTAATGCGTCTTTATCAGGAGCTAATTTTGCTACTATTAATGGTATAGAAACATTAACTAATAAAACTTTAACTTCAGCAACATTAACTACACCTTCAATTGAAGCTGGATCTATAACAGATATTACTACATTTGGACTAAGAGATGTTACTAATACAAACTTTGAAACTAGATTTGTATCTGATAATGCTGTTGTAGGAAATAATTTATCAGCTGATAGAACTATTACATTAGATGTTTATAATGCTGATAGAGCTGTAAAAATTTACGGAGATTTAACATTCGGAGATGGTTTTTCTACAACTGTAGGAAATTCTATAGCTCTTACTACAACAGGAACTACAGCGCTTACTCTACCTACATCTGGAGTAGTAACATCTAAAGATTCAGCAAATGGTAAATTATCTGTAAAATATCTTGCTAGAACATCTCAATCTGGAGTTGCAGGAACATATGGAAGTAATTCATTTGTACCTAAAATAAAAGTAGATGCTAGTGGTTTTATTGATAGTATTGGAGTTGTGCCTTTATCAGGAGTTACTTCATTAACTTTTGATTCCTCAGCTGCTACAATGGCATTAGGAACTACTACAGGTACATTTAATGCAAGAATAGGTATTACAGCATTTAGTACAACTGATTTATCAGAAGGAAGTAATTTATACTTTTTAAATTCTAGAGCTAGAGGCGCTATATCGATTACAGATGCAGGTGGAGATGGATCACTAGCATACAATTCAGGTACAGGAGTTATAACATATACAGGACCTTCAGCAAGTGAAGTTAGAGCACATTTTACAGGAGGTACAGGAATAGGTTTATCTTCTGGTGATATAAAGATTGACTCAGCTGAATTAACATCATTGTATGGTGCTACAATATACACAGATATAAAAACAAGAGACGGAGCTGGTAATGGTTTAGATGCAGATTTATTAGATGGTCAACATGGATCACATTATAGAATAAATGTATATGATGCATCTGGTTCATTATTAAATTAATAGGAAAGAAAAATGGCTACACCTACTAGTAGAAATACATTAATAGATTACTGCAAGCGCAGACTAGGTGCTCCAGTTATGGAAATTAATGTAGATGATGATCAAGTAGATGATCGTGTTGATGAAGCACTTCAATACTATAGAGAATATCATAGTGATGGAACATACAGAGCTTATACAAAACATTTAGTAACTGCTTCTGATGTCACTAACAAATATATTACATTACCAACAGGAACTGTATTTGTAACTAAAATGTTTAGAGTAAGTTCATCTGTATACTCTAGAAACATGTTTAGTATAAAATATCAAATGCATTTAAATGATATTGCTAATATGCATTCTTATGTAGGAGATTTAGCTTATTATGAACAAATACAGCAATATTTGTCATTATTAGATAATAAACTAAATGGAGCTCCTCAAATTGATTTTGTAAGAAAACAAAATAGATTATATATTCACGGAGAATTTGAAGAAGAAGATATTAAAGCTGGAGAATATATTATAATCGAAACTCATCTTCACGTTGATGAAGCTACTTATACATCAGTGTGGAATGATATGTGGTTAAAAGAATATACTACACAATTAATTAAACAACAATGGGGTCAAAACTTAATAAAATTTGATGGAATGGTTTTGCCTGGTGGAGTTCAATTAAATGGTAGACAAATATATGATGATGCTACTAACGAAATAGAAAGACTAAGAGAGAAAATAAGATTAGATGCTGAATTACCAGTTGATTTCTTTGTGGGGTAAAATATGGCTACTAATTTACACTTTAGTCAAAAAGTAAGATCAGAACAAAATTTATTTGAAGATATAGTCATAGAATCTTTAAAGATGTATGGCCAAGATGTATATTATCTTCCTAGAACTCTTGTTAATGAAGATAGAGTTTTTGGTGATGATGTTCCTTCTAGATTTAGTTCTTCCTATAAGATAGAAATGTATTTAGAAAATACTGATGGATTTGATGGTGAAGGAGATCTATTTACAAGATTTGGTGTAGAGATTAGAGATCAAGCTACGTTTGTTGTTGCAAGACGTAGATGGAAAAATACAATAAGCAGAGTAGATAATAGTATTAATTCTGTAAGACCTAAAGAAGGAGATTTAATATACTTACCTTTATCTAAATCTTTATTTCAAATTATGCATGTAGAACATGAATCTCCTTTTTATCAGTTAAGTAATCTAGTTACATATAAACTTAGATGTGAGTTATTTGAATATAATGATGAAGATCTTGATACTGGAGTAGCAGATGTAGATTCTCTTGAAACTTCATATGCATATCAGTATAACTTTAGATTAGATAGTGCTAGTACTGGATTTTTTATTGGTGAAAATGTTTACCAAACTCTAGCCAGTGGAACTATTATGAGAGGAGAAGTTGCTTCTTGGGATCCTACAGGTAGAAATCTAGGTTTAATTCACGTAGGAGCTAGTGATGGTAAGTTTCATAATTTTATAACTGGAAGACAAATAGTAGGTTCATTACCTCAAGATAGTGCTGGTAATGTTTCCCTAGCTTCTATTTCTGCTATATTAACTCAGGATAATCAAATATCGCAAAATGAACAAAATACTGATTTTAAGACTGCAACAACTGACTTTTTAGATTTTAGCGAAGATAATCCTTTTGGAGATCCGGAGAATAATTAATGTTACTAAGAGAAGTAAAATATGAAGATAAATGTAAAAAATGTAATCATCCATCTCATTGTAATAAAGAATGTATGGAATGTGCAAATGATGTTTGTACAGGATGTAAGTGTGTAAAGTGTGAATAATGTCTGATATATTTGATTTCGGTTTTACTGCAGTTGATGAAGATGAACTAGAAGCAGTTCAAACAGCTACTAAAAAAGTTGAGTCTGTATCTACAGATGCAACAGCTATAAAAGATAGATTAGATGGATTATATAATGCAATAATACCTCTACTTAATAATTTAAAAAAGAATCCTGAAAAAGAATATATTTTATGGCCTGATAGGCTAGCTAAAGTAGAAGCATTTGAAGATCATTTGCAAAAGATTTATAAAGGTTAACTATGTTTGGAACTTGGTTTTATCATCAAAGATTAAGAAAGAGTGTTGCAGTATTTGGAACACTTTTTAATAATCTATATGTCTTGAGAAAAAATTCTAGTGGTGGTACTATTTCTCAAGTTAAAGTTCCTTTATCTTATGCTCCATCTAGAAAATATTTAGAAAGAATAAGAGAAAACCCAAATTTATCAGATAATACAAAAGTAGCTTTAAAACTTCCTAGAATGTCATTTGAAATTATATCTATTCAATATGATGCAGGAAGACAACTACAAAAGACTAATACATTTCAACAATCTGGTTCTACTAATGCATTAAGAAATAAATTTTATACTTTTGTTCCGTATAATATAGGATTTTCTTTAAACGTATATGCTAAAAGTCAGGATGATTGTTTACAAATAGTAGAACAAATATTACCATTTTTTAATCCTCAATATTCAGTAACTATTAAACCATTTGGTGCTACATTTCCTAATGTAAAAGAAGATATTCCTATAGCATTAACAGGAGTTGATTTTGCTGATGATTACGAAGGATCATTAGAACAAAGAAGAACTATAATTTATACTCTTACTTTTGATATGAGAATTAACTTTTATGGTCCAATTGCTGAATCTAAAATTATTAGAACAGCAGAGACAAATATGTTTGAGATAAATAGAGGACTAAGAGACTCTGATATGCAAGTAGCCAAATTTAGAACTAAACCAAATCCATTTAATGTATCTGCAGATAGTGATTTTGGATTTAATGATTCTGCAGATTATAATTACTTATTCGATTTCGATAGCACCTAGGAGGTAACATGAAAAATTTTAAATCCTTCATTGAAGATAAAAAAGGTTTATATTACTATGTAAATAAACGTAAAAAGGCAGGAACTAGTAGAGATAAAGATCATCCTGATGCTCCTTCCGCTCAAGATTGGAAAAATGCAGCTAAAACTGCTAAAAAAGAAGCTAAAGCAGGTGACTGTCCTGATGGACAGTATTATTGTCAAAGAACTTTAACTTGTAAACCTATTCCTAAAGGTATGATGAAAAATGCTGACGGATTTCTAGTGAAAGAAAGTTCAGCCGAATATAGCAAATCTATAGATAATATTAATAAAAAGAAAAGAGATGCTATGTTAAAACCTGGTGAAAAAGAAAAAATAGATAAAATTAGACATATGATGAAGAAAGCCAATGATTAACTTTAAAACATATATTAAAGAAAATTATATGGATGGTAAGAACCCTGAACGAAAAGGTCTTGCTAAAAGATCAGGTGTTAATACTAAAGCTAGTATAAGTGATTTAAGAAAAACTGCAAAGAATAGTTCAGGTGAAAAACGACGTATGGCTCATTGGTTAGCTAATATGAAATCAGGTAAAAAGAAAGCACAGTCAGAAGCTACCTATCAAGGTAAAAAAGTTCCTCTTAATAAACCTTTACCTGGTGATGTAAAAAAATCTAAAGTATATGTTGACCCTGATGGAGATGGAAAAGCTAAAAAAGTAAATTTTGGCGATAAAAATATGACTATAAAAAAACATATTCCTGCAAGAAGAAAAAGTTTTAGAGCTAGGCATAACTGCGATAATCCAGGACCTAAAGATAAAGCAAGATATTGGTCTTGTAAAGCGTGGTAATATGTCAGATA